GGTGCTCATGTACCAGCTGTTGGTGGTTTTCAACAATCACTGCGAGTTAACCCAGTCAACGTGGGTGAATATAGACTCACTACATTACCAGGACGCAGTGGTCCTGCCCACGATGTTACAGGTGGTCGTTCGGCGAAGGTTGGTGAGTTGACACATAATAAGCCTGCCACTACTACTCACCTCCCTAGTCGTTTACCCGCCATGCCTGGCCGTGCCCAAGGTATGTCTGGTGTTGTCCCCCGCACAGAGCATGAGAAGACTAAGAGGACCACCAACCGTTCGGAAACTGGTGTTCGCACCGATGGTTTAGGTTTCAACGGTGCCAGACGCTTCATACCCGCTCAGACTCTTGTACAGAATCCTACGAGGTTCAGGACTGACCGCAATGATGAACAATACATATACAACAATCAACCCACTCCAGGTATTGCCAACTTTGTCGGTGGATACACAAATAGCGCAGCCGCACAGGTTAATGCTAAGAGTAATGAGGAACTGATGAAATATGGTTTCCGCCCCGAAGATCGTCGTGGTAAACCTAACCGCATGGGTAACGCTGGTCGCATGAATGTGCGCGAGAGTGCTCTCAAGCAAGGTGGTAAGCTGACAGCGGTTCGTTCTGATACTACTCGCGTCGATGGTCGTGTCAACGCGGCTAGTGGTGGGTGGACGCAAAATTACAAGAACAACGAGTACCATCAGTTCAATGCCTACAAGGGTAACGAAAACCCCAACTCCAGGCGTCTCGATATCGCGAAGACACAACTTCAGAATAACCCATTATCTCACAGTCTTTCTCAATAAAATTTCACTTTGAATTAGATAAAAACACTCATTAAAATAGTATCCCGTTATTTTAATGAAGGTTCATAACCTTAATATCGATAGTAGTCAGCGCCAGTCGAATGTGCATCCATATGCTAATACCTACGTCATTCACTTAGAAAACCCAATTTATGACGTGTCTCAAGTTAAATTGATTTCTGCGCGTATACCTACACCACAATTAACAACATGTGCATCAAATAAAAGTTTCAGTGTAGATGGAACAGTCATAACTTTAGATGAAACGAATTATTCATCTGGAACTGTACTCGCTTCAGATCTCGCTATCAAACTGGCACCACCCGGATCCAATGTAGATTCCGTCGTATTTGATACCGATACAAATGGTCTAGTCTTCTCAAATACCATAGCCGGTGACAATGATTTTACATTTGAATTTCATGACGGAACGAACGGGTACATGAGTACTTCATCTTCCGTGACGACACCACACCAAGTTTTAGGGTTTGGTTCAATTGACCATGCGTCTACGAACAAGGTACTCAGGTCTGGTGCTATTAATTTAGATGGCCCTAATTCCCTGGTACTTAAGGTTACCTCGGGATCAGACGGGTTTGATCAGGATGTATACACCTCTACACCCTTCTACACAGGTCATATACTTCTCAATGGTTCAGATGTTGTAAACTTTAATGGTACAGATGATCCGATCATACATCACTTTCACTCTGGACCACAAAAGTTTATAAAGGAATTGACAATCGAGTTTTTCTATATGAGTCATGGACGCCTCATCCCATATGATTTCAGAAATCAAGATCATTTATTGAAATTTGAAGTGACGTGCTCTACTGACAAACTCGCGAATCTTGCGAAGGTTGTACTCGATGATGTTTTACCGAAAAAGGAGGAAAAATCGTTAATAAGCATTCCAGAGGAATTTAAGAATCCTTATAACCGTGAAGTGTTTGTTTATATTGGGGTAATTACCTTCCTGGGTATATTACTAATTTCTTTCATGAAAAGGAAAATTTAACGGGATACCGCGTAGACGGGCTGCGCAGGCTTGGAAACACGAGTGGAGACACTGGAGATCAGCATGTAGACCACGATCGAGAGGAGAGTGGTCAGGACAGCGGTGAGTGCGTATTGGGCACCACCATTCTTGGGCACCTTGACGACCTGGCTGATGGTCCAACGGACAACATCCATCCATGACATGGCGGCGGCGAAGGAGAAACCCGCCACGATTGCGTTGAGAGACTGGGTCTCGAGTTCTTGAGTGACAAGATTGACAGTCTTAAGAGCAGCCTTCATTGTGTTTTGTATACTATAGCATGGGAAAATATTTTACTCTGGAAGTAGCTCTTCTTTATCGATTTTTTTGTATCTTTTTTTCCTGAGTATTTTAGATTTGGTGAATAACTGTTCGTCATCGGACGAATCCGTAGTGTCTGAATCCTGATCATTACCTAATACTATAAGTTTTGTTTTCGTATTCGAAAAATTCCAACCATCAGGCTCCCATACTGTCATCCTTATTAATAGCATTTTTTAAGATTTGCTCAGCTGGATTGCGCGGCTCCCAATCGGACCAGTTATCATACGCCTGGTTGATTTGATTGTATAGGGGGTTATTTCCTGTATATCGTTTAAATTCAGGTAACTCATTCTCTGGGACAACCTCAATATCATCTTCGTCAGAATCATCAGAATCATACACGCCTGGGAATAAACTACCTGTCACCTGCCCAACTGTATGCATCGCACAATACCTAGATGCGTATTGCACATCTTGTGAAAGAACTACATTTCTTCCACAAGCTTTAGAGTACTCTGCTGCGAGTATTACACTCCGTTCGAGAACTGGCATAACAATGCCAGTCATTGCTTCCATATACTCGATCGCTACCTTGTTAGCTATATCGACACTGTTGCCCATTCCTGTCTTCATTCTATTTAATACTTATAATTAAAAAGAGTTTCAGCTTTTCCCCCACACACTCTTAAAACGTTGTAGTTTGTAGCGTACACTCGAATTTGTCGTGCAAAATCTGGACATGATGTCATACTTAGGTTCAAAATTGGCTCTTTTATCAAATTGAAGTTTATTTGACCAGTTGGATACCATTCTTCCGGTTGTAATGCGAAACTATACGAGTAAAATCTCCTGATGAGTTGTGTTTTAGAGTGGTGAATAGCCCCCTGTATAGCCTTTAAAAAGATGACATTCCCTGTATCCTTCGTTATGATATCTTCACCATCGAACTTTAACGTGAGATGATCTAAATTTTCGTACAGAATCAACTTTCCATTTTCAACATTTGATGTATTATCATAATCAAATGGAGTTACAAAGTTCCCCTGAAGAGTTGTATCGGCCGCGTTTACATTACTACCATGGCGCTGAATGACAAAATGAAGTTCTTTCACTGGGTTGTAAAAGTCAAGCTTAAACGTTCCATTATTTACACCCACACCGACTTCAAATGTATTCTGTTGAACTTGTGTAATTAGATAATCTCTCGATGTTTTTTCCATCTCTATTCTCTCTACCGAGTCGAGGAATACCACCTCTGTGCAAAGTGAAAACTCTTTGATTTTAGGTTTAAGACTCGCAAGAACCTCCCGTAAATTGACACCACCTGCTTTATAATTCCCCGTTATATGGACAACCAAGTCTTCAACACTTCTTAACTTGAATTCGATTTCGACTTCTTGATGTTTCATCCCACACATGGGTATAGCTAATTCTGGGTGATTGTAGAAATAAAACGGTATATCCACTAGAAACTCTTCATCTGTACCTAAACCCAATGTATTATGGATAATGATTCCACTGTTACCTTCAACCTCGGAAACTCTCTTGAATGTAGTTCTCAATGGATATTTACCGATGAGTTGTTCGAGTGCCTTTTGTTTTGTCTGTGTCATAAACTGTTCTGAGTAAATCTGGAGGTAATCACTCGTGATTCTCTCTATAACCTTCCCACCTATGAGTAGATCTACATGCTCTATGAGAGCGTGTCCTACTGACTCGATATATACAATATTCTGATCGAGTTGTGGAAGTTTACACTTTAGGGCTACACTCTGTAAAAGATCTCCTCCATTCTGTGGAATTTTGAATCGCACCTTTCTCCCGAAGGTGGCTTCACTTTCTGGGTCTACGTCGACATACTGTCTCGAAAAATTCGAATGTTTCTTGAATTTTTCTAAAAAGTATGTATAGTCTGGGTTTATCGTGAAATACTGTTCTTGTGGTCCAGTTGCTTCCAATTGGAGTTGACCAGCCATTCCTATTATATCCACCTAAAATATTAATCCCGCTAAACCACTCTGTATCCTTAACACGTTATAGTTTACTGCATAAACTCGTGTATTGTTCGGATCTGTGGTGTTAAGTGGGTTTATTTTGATTCTCAAGAGTTTATGTGCTATACGACTCATATTTACTTGACCAGTTGGATAATGCACCTCAGGTTTCAGTGAGAATGAATACATCCCAAACTTAGATGGACCGAATGTAAAGGTGGTATTATCGAAAGGGAAACCAACATTAACCTGTTTATCGAGGGGTGAGTTAATATGATGTTTCAAAGATTGTTCGTACACCAAAAACTTTTCATCTCGATTGAAAACAACTTCATTGTTAAATCGTAATTCAACATTTGTGATTGTATTGTATTCATTTGGGTAGTTATTCTGTACAGATTCTTCGGATTGTGATACAAAAAACATCTCCTTCACTGGATGTGAAAATTTAAGTAACACATCCTTCTCTTTTTCACCCGGATTCATCTTAAAATTAGATACCTGCACTTGTGTGATTACATAATCGATGGGGTTTGACTTAAGGAAATTGCTTTCATCGGGGGTCACATACACGAATTCAGTGTCGAGGGAAAACTTATTTATAGTTCCAGAAATATCCTGTTCGTACGAAGGTCCGTAAAGACCTTTACCACCGTATATGAGTTCGGTCAATGGTCGAGTCTTAATTCTAACTTCGACGAGTTGTTTGGTCAGTGCACAGGTTGGAATGGCAAGGGTTGGGTTTCTATAAAAATAGAATGGTAGATCCAAAAAGTATGTATACTGCCCCTGGTAAGTCAGGATATTTCCATGTCCGTTAAGGAAATAGAGGGTTTGCTCAATATCATCATTTGTGTTATTAAGCTGCTGATGTAAGTATATATACTCTCCCGTAATTCGTTCAATAACCTGGCCACCAATAACCAGTTCAGCATACTCTATGAGATGTGTCATAATCGAAGGGGACCAGACGGTGTCGTTACGACCTGCTGTATCAGGTATAGGATCACTGAGTGTAACCTTTAGGGTCATATTACGAATCAAATCACCTTTATCATTTGGAATACTACATTCGAGGATTTCACCAAAATCAATCTTACCATCAAACTGGCTCTCTATCGTATCTATAGCAAACTTCGTATGTTTTTTGAAATTCATCAGGAAATACGAGAATTGTGGTTCACCTGTTAACCATTGATCCTGAACACCTGTGGCGGCAAGTCTCAGACGACCAGCCATTCCTACTGTATATGAGTAAAATTTTGTTAAATAAAACGATACGATACAATAGAATGAATCTTCAATTGAAGAAATTCAAGCCTGAATCAATTGCAGATGATAAGGTCATTGTATTTATCGGTAAGCGTAATACAGGTAAATCGACCCTTGTGAAAGATATCATGTACCACAAGAAACATCTCCCAGCAGGCATTGTTCTTTCAGGGACAGAGGAGGGTAACCATTTCTATTCCGAGTTCATTCCTGATCTCTTCATTTATGGTGACTATGATAAAGATGCGATCGAACGTGTCATGGCGAGACAGAGAAAATTAGTGGGTGCAGGGAAAGCGAATTGTGGGGCGTTCATGCTTCTTGATGATTGTATGTACGACTCAAAGTTTTTGAAGGATACATGTATTCGCCAATGCTTTATGAATGGCCGACACTGGAAGATATTCTTCATGTTGACAATGCAGTACGTGATGGATCTCCCACCTGCCTTGCGTGCGAATGTGGATTATGTGTTTATTTTACGAGAGAATATCATTCAGAACAGAGAAAAGTTGTATAAATCATTCTTTGGTATATTTCCCTCATTCGACATGTTTTGTAAGGTGATGGATGCGTGTACAGAAAATTACGAGTGTCTCGTGTTAGATAATACTGTTAAATCAAACAAGATACAGGATTGTGTGTTTTGGTACAAAGCAACTGTCAGGAAAAATTTCAAAGTTGGGAGTTCTCAATTGTGGGGAATGCATAAGAAAATGTACAATTCAAAGCACGCTGACCATAAAGAACAGGACGCTAAAAAGGCTGATAAAAAGACAGCGATAACGGTGACGAAGCGAAAATGATTGCGTCTTATACTTTCCTGAAAAACATAACAGTATATTAAAATGTCTTCGGGGCAGGTTAATACTCTCAATTTGTCAGACGATGGAGGTGGAATGGTCCCTCTACGTGATAACCCAACAACGTCTTTTGCGCATGAAAAAAATGTGAGTCAAGATAAAGAGACGATGGATTCTACTCCCATTAATGATATTATGATGGAACCACCTATGATGGGTGATGAGCCTAAAATGCAAGGTGTTCATATGGCCGCCGCACAACCCCAGGGAATGTATGCCGCACCCACCCAGGTTAAAGATCAAAAACCCGCCAACAAATACCCACTTAACCTCACTGATGACCATGTAATTGCCCTTCTCGCTGGTGTGTGCGCAGCCATTTCTGTCAGCAAGCCCATCCAAGATAAGCTCGCGACCTCTATCCCCAAGTTCCTTAACGAACAGGGGGGTAGAAGTGTTGTTGGTTTAGCATCTACAGGTGTAGTTGCGGCTATTGCTTTTTACATCGTCAAGGATTATGTCGTAAAGCCTTAAACAGTGGCAATTGGTGCCCCAGTTTGCCAACCCATATTACTAAAAATTGAGTTATCTACACCAGTATAGTACGTTATTAACGCACCGGCACCAAATGTCAGCATTAGTAAGGTACTTAACTGAAGCTTTTTTGTGTTATTAACCTTGGGGTCTTTGAGAGCCTCTTCAGTTGGTTTCCATAGATTGCTTATTATATAGGTGAGAATGAATGCAATCACAGTAGACGTTAGGAAGAAACCTCTATCAACGTGAAGTTGTGGAAGACGTTGCGAACTCATTATCATTCTGATGGTGTTTGGAATGACAATAGTCAAGAATAGAAGATTGACATAATAGTTTTTAGAGTATGCTGGGACTCGTGTTATAGCGAATACAATCAACCAGTATACAATCGATGTGATTAGAACATTAAGTGGTGTTTTCATTTAATATAATAGAATATTATTTATCCTGTACATGCTGACCACAAAATTCAGTCTTCTCTATGATTTTCTGGTAAATGCCCAATTGTACACAAATTTCGAGGAGTTCATTGTAATTTGACCAGAATTGGTCTGAGTGGGAATACTCTTCAACTGTGCAATGTGCGAGTTCATGTATGAGTACGTGAAAGATCTCATTTACACCACCATCCAAGCATATGGTAATCTCAGAACCTTTATTAACATTAAAACCCACTGTGTCTTTCATGATCATAAGACCTGTGATAGGTATAGGTCTGATGAGAACCCGGAATTTCTCATTATTTGTTTCGCGTAAATGATCTCTAAGAGTCTTGTATTTTTCCTTCACTTCTATAAATTCTCTAGGTTCTACTGTAGTGTGTAATATATATGCATTAACAAAAATTAAAATAAGAAACAGTATCATCTATTATATACAAATATAAATTTACTATACAATTCTGAGATTGAATTTCCCTTGAGTCCCTCCCACAATTGTAATCTAAACCCCAACTCTTCTAAATGTGTGACCAAAAGATCCTTGTATGCTACTGGTTCTGACCGTGGGCCATCTGCATAAAATGGCGTGTCCGTGAGATTTACAAACAATTTTTCACCAAATCCACCATCTCCATGCTGTTTGAGTTTAAAAAAGTTCCCAACATCATCCAGGTATGGTGTCTTAAATAATAGTTTCTCAGAATCTGGAATAATACCTATGAGACGCCCACCAGGTTTAACCCTTTTCTTAATTTCATGTATAGAACTAAAAAAGAGTTCCTTCGTCGCGAAGATGTAATGTAATGAAAAATTGAAGCACACTACATCAAACTTTCTTTTAGGACATGCATGAATGTCACCCTCATAAAAATTGACGCGCATGTGCATATTTTTGGCTCGAGAACGCGCTTCGACCAGTGCTTCTGGCTCTGGATCGCACATGTTTATATTAGCACCACACTTGTGCCATTTTTGAAGATCTCCACCAAAACCACATCCAACGTCTAATATATGTTGACTGTTAGTTGTCACACGTTGTATGAGCTCCCTTTTCGCATCATTGT